ATAGAGTTACTATATCTATACTCTGTTGTTAATTAGTTTTTTCTTTTACGGGAGTTAGTCCTTGATACAGATCGAAGCAAATATACCCATTCCTGAGGACCGTACGACCTACCCGTTCAGGGACATGGACTCGGGCGATAGCATCCTGTTTAAGGACGAAAAGCAGGCCGCCTCGGCTAGGGTGGCAGCCATACGCTTTGCCAAGGTCCACAGGCCCGGCTGGACGTTCTCCATGCGCCGTGTGGACAACGGTTGGCGCTTGTGGAGGACTGCATGACCAAGCGGGACGTTTGGAACGTGCCTCCAGTGGTCCCGGATAAGGCCAAGCAGAGGCTGGCGGGGGAAGTCCGACCCCTGAGGCAGCAAAAGGTCCTGAATGCCAAGGAATGGAAGTTTGTGCAGGAATATGTGTCAGGCGATGGCCGGGTGACCCTGAAAGAGGCCGCCATGCGTGCTGGGTACAAAGAGGGCTCCGCATCGGTGATGGCGTGGAAGTTGACCAACCCGAAAGAATATCCCCATGTGGTGGCCGCGATTCAGGCCTATCGCGCCGAATTGGCATCGAAGTACAACACCTCGTACGAACGCCACATGAAAGATTTGCAGGAAATCCGGGATAAGGCTTTGGCTGCGGGTGCGTTTGCTGCTGCCGTGCAGGCTGAATACCGGCGTGGCCAAGCCTTGGGCACCATTTATGTGGAACGCAAGGAAATCAGGCACGGGACAATTGACTCGATGTCGAAAGAGGAAGTGCAGCGTAAGTTGGACGAGCTGAAACGGCTCTACGGTGGACCGCCCCCGACCGCCTTGATTGACGCGAGCACGGGCAAAGTGCTTAACACTATTGACCGCGAGAAAGACCCGGAGTTTGATTCGGGCGTGGCCGATCCCCCATTAGACGTTTTTGAGATAGACCGTGGCGACGACACCTGAGGCGCGATTCTCTGCACGTGTGCGTGATGGGCTCAAGGCTTTGGGTTGCGATATTGAGCGAATCGAAAACCGTGTGAACCTTGGCGTGTCCGATATGCTGGTGGGCGTGTCCGACTGCTTTGTCACGTTGGAGTTAAAAGTGGTGCAAAGTGGCTTAAAAGTAAAATTGCGCCCGCATCAAATTGCTTTCTTGACCCGGCATGCAGCCAAGGGCAGGCCTTGCTTTGTGCTTGTTTTGCGTGCGGGTGGTGCAGTGCTCAAGCCCGAGCGGGTTTTGCTTTATCCCGGGCGTGATGCTGTTGCCCTTGCTGAAGAGGGCTTACGGCTGCCGCCGTTGGCGGAGTGGCCATCACGGGGGATGAATTGGGCGGAGCTTAAAGAAAAACTATTGACATTGGCGGATTGATTGAAAAAAACAATTGGACAATTTGCCCCGGTTTGGCAAAATAGGTGCTGTCGCGATGGTGCGGCTAACAGAAAGGATAGAAGATGAAGACATTTATTGTTTTAATTGTTGCTGGCGATATTGACTGTATCGATGAGGCGCTTGGCGATTTTGTAGATACTGACATGATCGAAGAGTACGCGACCCTGTGTGTTAATGATGAGGCATGCACGTTTGAAGACGGCCAAGTATCGAACCCGGAATATTTAAGTACTTTGGCGCAAAGTGTCGCGGCTGCCGTTAGGGGGAAAATATGACAAAAACCCTTTGCGTTTATTGGGCGCATGCCCAGCGAGACGGCCCTTCTAAAATTTTTAAATTAAAACGCGAGGCGCTACAGTGGGGGCGGGATAATTTCGACGGGGTTTTTATTGTCGAACCGATCAATAAAGCTAAGCTATCGGAACGGCTGGACTATTTAAAAAATCAATTGGGAATTGTGCCGGAGCTGGCCTACACTAGCCGCTCATTAATTCAGAAAGGATAGAGTCATGTTGAAAACCGTTGCAATATCAGCCAACAAAAAAACCGGCCCGATAGCAGTTACTTATCGCGCTGGCGAACATGAGACGTATGGCACGTGCCCGCGCACGTGTGCGCTGCACCCCAAAAGCGAAACCGGCACGGATCATATCGACGCGGATTATTTGGCTGCCGTATATGACGCGGTACCGCGCCGGGGCATGGCATGGGCTTATTCTCACTTTGCCGCTGAGGCGCTGCCGATACCGGCACCGGGTAAAACGACAATTAACGCGAGCTGTGACACCATCGCGGACGCGGTGCGCACTGTAGAGCTTGGGCGGCCTGCGGTTTACGCTGCACCGGTGGACACTGCCGACACTTGGCCGCGTAAAATTCACGGGGTAACGTTTGCCCGTTGCCCGGCGGATCTGTCCGAATCGTTTACATGTGCAGATTGTGGCGGTGGCTCCCCCTTGTGCGCACGTGGTGACCGTGATTTTGTCGTTGTATTTGTTGCCCATGGCACCGGAAAAAAACGAGTAGGCACGGATAACCCGGGCGGCTGCTACGCTGCCAGCGGCCCGACCGCTATTCAATGGCACGGTACGCGCAAAACCGGACACGCGAACGATTCGCAAACGGTACGGGACTTTGCCCGAGGGTTGCCGGTGGGCTCGATGTTGCGGCACCATATCGCGGGCGATATTGGGCGCGAGGTGGCCGTATGATATTAATTGGCGCGGTTTTATTGTGGCTTTTTATTGGGTGGCTGCTCGATAGATACGGTTAATTGAAAACCCCGAACCGATAGGAATAATTCAATTGACCGGTGCGGACAATAGACTAGAATTCAACACATCAGAAGCCGGGCGGCTTTTGATTCAACTCAGAAAGGATAGCAAAATGGCTCACATGATAGACAACACAACCGGCACCGCTGCAATAGCTTACGCGGGCAAAACCCCTTGGCATGGTTTAGGCCAAGCTTTGAGCGCGGACGCGTCAATTGAGACGTGGACACGCGAGGCGGGTTTAGCTTATGACGTGCTTGAATCTCCCGTACTGTTTCGCACCGCAGCAGCGAGCGAACCGGAAGCTTTCAAAGGGCGCAAAGTATTGCACCGCAGCGACACCGGCGCACCCTTGGCCGTTGTTTCGGACGGTTACCACGTGGTGCAGCCTGCCGAGGTTATGGGGTTTTTTGATAACTTGGTCAAGCTTGGCGGGTTTCAAATGGAGACGGCGGGCGCGTTAAGTTACGGGCGGCGCGTTTGGGCGCTGGCATCCGTGGGCGCTGGCGCGGATATTGTGGACGGTGACACCGTTAAGCCTTATTTATTGCTGGGCACTTCATACGATGGAACCATGGCTACAGTGGCAAAATTTACAACTGTGCGCGTAGTGTGCAATAACACCATAACGGCGGCGCTGGGGGACAATACCGCAGCGGTGCGCGTGCTGCACAGCGAGCGATTCGACGCGGACGCGGTGCGCTTAGAGCTGGGCATTGTGGCCAATAATTGGGAGCGCTTTTTAATCGAATCACGCAGGCTGGCGGGCGTAACCATGGGCGCGGATGAGGCGGACGCGTTTGTATCTGAGCTGCTCAAGCCTTACCACACCGGCAAAATCGATATTTCCGATTCACGGGCATACAAGCGAATCATGCAATTATTCAACGGTGCGGCTATCGGTTCGGATATCGCAGGCGTTACCGGCACCCGCTGGGGCATGCTCAACGCGGTGACTGAATTAGTCGATCATGAGCGCGGACGCAGCGACAATACCCGCCTTGAATCGGCATGGTTCGGCACCGGTGCAGCCATTAAAAACCGCGCTTTGGATTTGCTGGCGGCTTAACTGATGCGCTTTAATGCATGGTTTCATTCGGGAATCATGCATTATTTTGCACTTTTACCCCGTTAATTTGCCCGGGGTAAACCTGCCCCCGGGCCTTGGTGCGTTGCCCGTGCTGAATGTGGCGCGGTGCGTGGAGCGGGGCGCGTGGTTCGCGCCCCGTGTTGCCCGTGGCCTTGGCCACGGTTCGCGCACCGGCGGCAGCCGGTGCGCGTTTGCTGGCGCTTTTGCCTTGGTTCGCGGTTCGCGTTTGTTTTTTCCCTAATTGGTGGCGGCGGGGGCGGGCGGGCTCGACGCGGAAAGATTCTCTATTGCTGGCGCTGGTTCGATAGAAACAATTCATTGGACGCGGTGCGTGGTTCGGTTACAGTTAAGGCCTCAACAACAGAAAGGATAGAGAAATGTCTAATTGGTCCACACAGGAAAGTAAGCCCAGCAATCCGGACGAATACAACGGTTGGTGCAACTATGCAACTTGGCGCGTTAATTTGGAACTGTTCGAGGGGTTCGATCCTTACGATAATTTCCCCGACAATCAAGCCACTATGCGCGAATGGCTCGCGGACTCACTGAAGGAACACGCGGAGACCTTGATACATGAGGCGGGCGGGGGCAATGGCAATATCGCGGTGGATTACGCACTGGCTTTTTTGTCTGATGTGAATTGGTGCGAGATCGCGGATCACCTGATCGAGGATTACACCCGAGTGGAGAATGACCAATGACACCAGCAGAACAGGCCGCCTTTGTCAAAGCTTACAGCAACAATGTTGCCCATCACCCCGACAGTCTTGTCGCTGACTTTGTCGCCCGCTATGAGGCGGGCGAAGATATGGATTATTCTTTTGAGTACACCAGCATCGTGGACGCACTGGGTATTTGGCATGATGCGATCAGGTGGAAGCTTGAACAGCTATCAGGTACCGGTACCTGATAGAAACAATTCATTAGCCACGGACCACGGTCCGTGATGTAATTCTTTTACGGCCTGATTGAGGCCGCACTCAGAAAGGATAGAGAAATGACAAACCCTTTACGTGGATGGTATAGCGACTTGTTTGGTAGCCGTGGCACAGACGTGGCATCTGCTCTCGAATACGTGGATCAGTTAGCCACTGCATCCAGTGATGCAGTGGCAGTGCAAACTGCCGCACGTGTACTGCTCAATACTGCAATCAATGCGATGGATCAGATCCTGACTTCACGCAGTCCCGAGCGCTTAGCACTGATCGAGTTGATCGATGAACGGATTGCGGCCAGCACGCAGAATGTTGACCAGCAGATTTCGGACTGGATGGATAGCAACGTTGATCATGACAATCTGATCAGCGAGTGGATGTCTGACAATTTCGACGTGAACGACTACAACGTGGACGATGTGGTGGACGATAAGATCAAGGAATGGGCATCCGATAATTTGGCGGACGAAGTGGAATCAGTTATTAAAAATAGTTTGACATTTAGCGTAATAGTCAATTAAAATACAAGCACTGGATCAGCCGATCCAGTGCAACTTAGAAAGGATAGCGAAATGAAACGCAAAGTCAATCCACTGATCCACGCGATCAACGAAGCATCTAACAAGTCAAGACGTGAAGCCCATGAACTGATCGAGAAAGCGAAAGCCCTCGACGCACTGCGCATGAAGATCCGCGTTAACTATTCTCCGATCTTTAAAGATCTTGACCAGTCCGTGCATAGTCTGTACCTGCGGACTGGTCATTACAAGCCAACCATCGAGGTGGGCTTGAACAAACTGGACGGGTTTAAAGATCCAGTGCTGGTTAAGATCCTCGACTTCCTTATGGATAAGTCGACCAGTGTTAAGACAACTGACTGGCCCAACTGGCTGAACCGCGACTACAACATCGAGATGGAAGATGTAGTTATCTGCATCTCTGCTTACGTCCGGTCGGACAGCCCGACCTGTCGTAAGGTCAAGGTCGGAACAAAGATCGAGGAAGTCGACCAGTTCGAACTGATCTGCGACTGATCCGCGAACTGGTCGGCAGCCGACGGCTGCCAAACCCCAAAGCCCAGACTGTACAGTCTGGGCTTTTTTACTTTCCCCTTTAGAATCAACAGCTTAGGGCATCATAGACAAAGTTAATCGGTGCGCTCGCACCGATTGTTTTTTTTGACTTGACAAGCTCGATTTTCTATTATCCTTCCCTAAAGGTGGTGGCGGGGGCGGGTGGGCACGCCGGAACACCAGTCTGTCAATCCC